CACAATAGTCTTCTATAGCTTCAGCAATGAGAATGAGTTGTTCTTCAGTAAACATCAGCAAGACATTGGCATATATTCAGATTGAGGCATTTTATCAAGATTGAAGTCAGTGACCTCAGCACCTTTCGCAATTCTTGATTCCCAATCGTTGCGAGCATCAATCTCAGTCACAATACTGTAGGATTTCATACCATTAGCACGGAAATAAACTCGCTTGATGAAACGTTTGATGACAACTTTCATACCATTGAGTTCACATGCCTCAGCAATAAATGCCTCAGGGAAGAAGTCAACAATGGTGGCAGAATTGGTGATTTGCATTGGGCGATTCCTTTGACTCTTTTAATATACACGGAAATGGGGTTCGTGGGGAGAATGGTGTGCCACTATCTCAACTGTCCACCCCCTCTCTCATTTGTTTTACAATTTTACTCAAATCATCGGCAACTCCCATCATTGCAGATCGTGAATATCCTGTTGCAAAAGGATAACCTTTATCCTTATCATCAACTGCTTCATAGCAAACATTGATCGCATAATTCAGTCGGTCAATCAACATCACCAGTTGGTCATCAAGAGGAAAAATGTCCATCAGTAGTGTGCCTCAGAAGTGTCAAGTTTGTCAGACCATTTTGCGATCTGATCGTAACATTTTTTGCGGGATTCTGGTTCATCCCCAAAGTCATTCAGAAACTCAAATGCATACTTGATTCGTGTCTCTGGTTGAGCAAGAATACGTTCCAGTTCTTGTTTCGCAGTTTTCTTTTCTTCTTGTTGTTTTTGATAATTTGCGTTGGATGCAAACATTTCACGATCAACGAAAGATGTTGTATAGTAAGGATGAATACTCATGCTTGAAAATACTCTCCGATTGCTTTGCTCATTGCAATGAGTTTTTGATGAATCTCATCAATTTCAAGACGAAAATCTTCTTCTTCACCCATCAAACTCATGAAATCAACTTCACACCAATCTTCAACATTGATAGAACCATCTTGATACTGTGGAGTGTAAAAAAGTGTGCCTTCACAATCAATGGAATAGGCACAACCGTTGTTTTCAGAAGTGAGAACAATCATGATTGAAAGAGGTGTGTTCCTTTGACTCTTATAGAATACAGGAAAACGAACCCATTTCAACCGATAGTGGACACTTTGACTAACTGGCACAAGGGCAGGGTTTGGGGCAGAGTCAGGGGCAGAGTGGTGAGGCTCAGATTAGACTCAAAACACCCCAGTCATAGCAAGGGATCTCAGAGCATAAACAATTGATTTTCTTGCATTTTTACACAAAAGGGGCACTAGGTCATCCCCAGCACCCCGAATATAGAAAAAACTATTCTTATCAATCAGCTGGCACAAGAGAACCGACCATTGTTGAAGTTTGCATAAGAGAATTGCTCTCGATCGATAAGTTTGAACATACCATAACCATTGGTGCGAACATAACCCTCACCATTACATTGTTGGTTGTTGATGTATGCTTCAGGACCATCATTACGACAGAGATAAAGCATATCTTCCTTGATAGATTTGATGAGTAACCAATAACTAATCAAAAGAGAATTATCAAATGAATCGGGATCAACTTGACGACCTTCACGAATACATTTATTCAAATCAATCTTGAGTTTCTCTGCATCTTTTGGAGAAGCAAATGTAACCAACTGGGACATTTGTCGGGCAAAACCAATAACTTCCTGAAAATCTTCATCAACTTGCCATGCACTTGGTTGCACAAACTTACAAGTCTCAGTATCATCGAAGATTGGCATATCTACCATATCCATGATAGTATAAGAATCTTTCAGTTCATCATCAGTTGCATATAATGTATGTGGTGCAATGATAATGTTATTGTGAATTACCTCATCAAAGATGTAAGTGATCGTATTGGGGCAAAAACTATCATTACCACCAAACCCGATAAAATCACCTTGAACAATCCCGTCGAAATCAGGAAGGCAATCAAAACAGTGATGTAATATATCAGCAACGACCCCAGAATGATTCCGATCAATATCATCATGCGTTTCATTGATCTTGATCTTTACTTTATTGAAGACAGATTTTGTACCGACAAAGAAATTACCAGTTGAAGGATTTGTGCCCCAAACAATAGCAGGGGCACCATCAATTTTCACAGAAAGATCACTCTTAGAGAGAAACCAATCAAGTACAGAAAGATCACCCGAAAGGATAGAATCTTCAGGATGTTGGAGATGAGTGTTTTTCATGATCTAATGATGGCAGAAAACGGAGCAAAAGTCAAGGGGTAATGGACTCTTTACGAACTGTCACATTTTCTTGAAGTGAACTGAGTTGAATGTACCAGATTTGTTCAACAAAGTAATCTTAGTGTACCATGGATAAGTAAACACTTCCTTCACAATGTATCGTTGCCCAACACTCAAATGTGATGGATAATCTGTACCTGACCATTTCACCTGTTGAGGATTTGCACCTAAAAACTCTACTTCATCTCCAGATTTCATGTCTTTCTATCAAAGATCGCGAATTAATTCTTGACTATTCTCTCCCTGATTCTCCTTGAATTGTTTATACGTCCAGGTGTTGAGTGAGCAACTCAAATGCTCCACTTGGTTGTCCTCATCTTTCAGCAAAAGTTCAATGGCAGCAGATTGATCATCAGAAAGAGTCCAGTAACCAAAATCCAACCATTCTTTCTCTCCAGTGTGATAAAATTCAAAGCACCATTCGTAGATGGTGGTATCATCAGTCAGTGTCATTTGAGTCTTCATTAGTGTTGTTTTCAGTGGGAATTCAGTTGAGATAGAGATAACTGCCTGCCCAATCTGCACGCTCAAGGCACTTCTCACGAGATTCAATCATCAGAAGATTGAAACGAACATGCTTTGCAGGTGCTTTGAATGATGCTGGTTTGTAAACTTCACCAGTTTTCTTATCAACAAAGGCATGAACACTGCGGGATCCACCACCAGTTTCCATGATGATTTTGTGATACTTACGACCAGATTCAATATAGAACTTGTAAGGATCAGAGTCAGGATACTGTGATGTATAGTCAAGCACAAGTGCATCACAGAGCATCAGACAATACTTACGGATGTTGAGTTGAATGTCATTGCGTGCATCTTGAGTTGCAACGTAATCAGAGAAAGTTTGAGTGGTCATGAGTGGTGTTCCTTTGACTCTTATAGAATACATGAAAACAGGGTCAGGAGATGCCCTGCTGTGCCAGTTCTTCATCTGTAACAAGACCTACATCACGCAGGTAATCTTTCTTATCAAATAGGATGCCATTTGTTTCCATTTTACCATAAGTTTCGTCAAACTCTTTGGACATGCGAACACAACGAAGATTCAAAAGTGTATTGTAACAAAGTTTGTTCATGTCTTTTGTTTCATCAGCAGGCAACCATGCTTGTGCGACTTCATTAAACTTTTCACCTACAAGTTGTTCCATCAGTGAGAGTTGTTGTTCAGTCAGATTGACGGTGATCATGATGTCGTTTGCTTTGACTCTTTTAATATACAGGAAAACCATTCCCTGTGGGGGGATAGTGGACAGTTTGAAAAGTGTCAGGCACGTTGTGCATTTGTGACCTTGTATCCTGTTTCTGATGGATACTGATAACCAGCAATTCTTCTTGCTTCACTTTGATTCTGTGCCTGAACTTGAATGTCAAGGCGAGCACCTTGCTTGTGCAATGTTACGTTCCAGGTAGTCATAATGTTTGAGTATGGTGTGGAGTGTAAAGTTGAATCAAGAGGTTACATATTACCTCCTGATTTCACTGATAGCAGGTTGACCTTGATTGAATACAACATCAACAACTGCTTGAACTTTTTTAGCAGTGCCAATACCAACTGAATCATATGTGGGGATGCAAACTAAACCAAATGTCTTCTCACTTCCACCCAAACGAATCACACGACCGATAGATTGAGAGATGCCGATGTAATCCATGTTACGCATGAAGATGACTGCTTCAAGTCCACTGACATTGATGCCTTCAGATAGAATAGAGTGGTGAATAACTACAAACTTCTTGGTAGCATCTTTGCCCCATGCATTCAGAGTATCAAAAAATTGCTCACGATTGACTTTCTTACCATCAATAATTGCACCAGTCTTAGATGTGATTGTCATCCAAGAATAACCACGTTGTGCAAGTTCAGAGCAGAAATCAGATTGTGAAAGAAGACCAACGATCTGTTTTGTAGTGCGAGCACAAATCAAAGTTTTACTAATGTTGTTATCATCAATCGTTTCCAGTAGATTGTCAGCATCCTCAGCATACATGACCTTACGACCTTTGATCACAGGCAGTTGCTTGACAACAACTTTAGGGGGAAGAATATAACCACCTGCAACCAACTCAGGTGCAGGAATGTTGGCAAGAACTTGACCATAAACACTCCAGTTCATTCCTGGTTTTTTAGGAGTCAGAGAATGTTTTGGAGTTGCTGTATAGAAATAGCAGCGATCTGCATTCTCTGCAAAGAACTCAGTCGCAGGGAAAAAGTTACGTTGAACGGAATTATGTGCTTCATCAAAGTAGATAGTATTGACTTCAATATCTGCTTCCATCACACGATGCAGAGAGTGATAGGTAGTGAAGATCATAACATTCTCACCAACATTACGAGCAGTGTTAGCAAAAACGTTGATCTTGTCAATTTTAGTTGTAGAATAGTGTTGCGTCTCACCACTATGAACATGCATCACATGAGTGTGAGCAGTATCAATAATCTCCAGAAACTCGCTGCACAGTTGTTCAGCAAGAAGAATACGGGGAGCAACAACAACTGTAGTCAAACCACTATCACAACAATCCATAGAAGATTGTGCATCCATGATCATCGTGAGAGTTTTACCACCACCAGTAGGAACAATCACCTGACCTTTTTTATAGTCACGCAGACGATTGATGATGCGTTCTTGATGTGGGCGAAGGGTCAGGGTCATTCGTGTTCCGTTGATGTAGATAGTATATGGCACAGAGACCCCCTTAGAAGCGTCTCTGTGCCACTTGTTCAACTGTCTTGGTCCTCTTGTACCACTTCTTCTTTTTTGATTACTTTAGGACCAACTTGCACTCTATTTGTTTCATAGAACCATTTGACACGTTCTCGACGTGCTTGCAATAACATATCATATTCTTCTTGTTGTGGTTTAGAAAAATTAAAATCTTGGACTTTCCAAGTTTTCCTAAGTTCTTCAAGATGAGGCAGAACGTTGACAGTAGAGGTTGGGAAATTCATCAGACAGTGAAATTAGTTTGGGCAAATTCGTCGCATTTGATATTATGTTCTTCTTCTCTTAGATACTCTTCAATGGTTTCATCATTCAACCAGCAGTCTGCAATTTCTGCAAAGTCCTTGAAGTTGTGATAATCTCTGGAATCCATGTCAATAAGAATAGGTTGAAAGGTTACAGGCAGGAACGTGATAACTGTTATCAGGTTGATTCACATCATAAACCCAAATGAGTTCCCTACTATTTGATGATGGATACTCTGTAAATCCAAACATAGGGACCAGTTTTACATTGAGTTCTCCCCAGTGATATTCAGTTTGAAAGTCAAAAGTCATGATGAATTGCTTTGACTCTATTAATATACATGAGATTGGTGGTCTGTGGGAGTTTAGTGGACAGTAATTGTAGTGTCCACTGCTCTCAGTTTTTTCTTCACATGTTCTTCCCAGAAAATTGCATCTTCAATCCTCAAAAAAGTTGCTTTTTGTTTTGCATAACCTTTCTTTTTTGGTTTGAGATAGTTCACTCGGTACATCATTCCAATGCCTCACTGCGTTAGCAACAATTGCCACATTTGTGACCAGGTAAGTAATAAAAATAAGGGTGCGTATGCAAGCAATAATATCTGCTTCTCTATCATCTTTTCCATCTTTCTGTCCTAATGCTTTTGCCCAGATTCTCCACACTTTTCTTTGTGACATTTTCTACACTTAATATATTCTACCTCATCCCAGTAACAGTTATGACACAAAACCAGACAATGAGTTTTCTTATGAAACTTCACTAAATTATCTGGTTTTTCTCTCACACTAATCTCAATGGTAAAGTATTCTTGATCTACAAAATAAACCCATCCTTCAGTTACAATACCAAGTGAATTTGTCCACTTGACATAATCATTTACTCTGGGTTTATAGGTCATAAAACACAGCCTCCAAAGGATTTAGATTTAAGGGCATTGCTGTCCAGGGACGAGTTTCATTTACATTAACTTCACCACCTACTCTATTTGAGTTGATGGGGGAGTGATAAGTGTGCGAAATGCTTCTCTTTGTTGTTTTGTATTTGACGAATCCCCAGATTGTATAGACAGGATCAGAAGTATAATGATACCTATCAGGGTGACGCAACCAGATAGAAAGTATGTTGCGTTTATGTTGTCGAACCTCGTATTTGTATTCTTCAGGGGGTTGATGGGGGAAATCATTGGGCAACTCGAATTGGTTCATCATCAATGCAAATTGATTCATAGTCTGGATACATTGTAGAAGCAATGTATTGTGCCAGTGCCTGTGT